CTATATATCTCTCCATCTTTATCATTTGATTCAAATTCTTTTTTAACTCTATGACCTTCCATACCATGCAAAAGACACTTAGCAAAAAAATGTACTTTTTTATTTAATCTTCTAGATTTATTTAATATTTTAGATTTGCCTGGGAATGTTTGAAAGTAAGATACGTCAGCTCCGTTCCATTCATAAATGGCCTGATCATCATCACCAGCTAAATAAACTTTATTTGCATGCATAGATAATTTTACAACCATGTCCCATTGCAGAGGTGTAAGATCTTGAGCTTCATCAACCATTAACACTTTAAAATTTATTGCAAGACCTGAGGTAATAAATTTTTGTACCATATCTGTAAAATCTAGTCTGTCATTTTTAAATTTACCTGGTTCTACTTCATAAGTTTTATACTTTTCATAGTTATGTATAATTGATTTAAACTGTTGAAGTCGTACTTTTTTTCTAGGTTCTTTTTTGTAAAGAGCTATTGGATCTACTTTCATGTTTCTTGCTTTGTCATAAATTTGTAGTGACCAATTATTATAAACATTTTGATCATCCCAGTTAGGCTTGTAGTTTACTTTTACAGTTCCATACTCTGTATGAAATTGAAGCATATCTACTCTTGGATCTAAAACAGGAATCTCTGCAAATTGTTGTCTTGCTAAACTATGAAGAGTTCTGAAATATTTAAAGTCATCCTCATCATAGCCTTTAAATTCTTTTCTAACTCTATCTAAACACTCTTGAACAGCTTTGTTAGTAAAAGATATGTAACAGATCTCATCAGGCATCACGCCTCTTCTTAAAAATCTTTTAGCTCTTTGTAACAATCTGTGAGTTTTTCCGGTGCCCGGTGGCCCAAAAAACTTAATTGTCTTCCCATGGAGTTTTCTTTTTATTAAATTTGACATTTTTGTTTTTATGTTCCGTTTGTTTTGGTAATGACGAGACCCAATGCCTCGTATTGTTCGCTTGGAATTTTTTACTTTGGCCACAATTATTTTCTTTTAAATACATAGTACAATCTTTTTCTGACCAATTATAGCCTTGTTTTTTCATAAATAGTCTAAACGTATCTAATTTAAATCTAATCTCATCTTCATCATGCCAAATATTATCGTGGTCAATCTGATCAAACTCGTCAACAACATTCGTATCCTCTAAAAATTTTACCATTCTTGTATTGAATATTTCTTTACGTTCGTCTTCTCTATCTACGTCTTCCATATCTTTCTTATTTGTAATTAAATCTTCTAACCAGTCTCTATAAGGATCAGGGTCTCTTTTGCTAGGTTTCAATGGTCTCCAAATTATGTCATGAGCTAATAGTTTTTCACCTAACAACTGTTGTTGATACAATTGTTTTGTTTCTAATCTAACCATTTTACCTTGAATGGGTAACAACCAATAAGGATCAGGATATGTATTGACCTTAATTAATTTACCCACCTCAGGTAAAGCTTCGTTTATTCCGATACCATATTTTCTTTTAGCGCATTGCCTGGACCCATTGCAACAAGATCTAGCTATAGAAGTTCCGCATTTGTAACCGTAATCATGTTTACCAACTTGTTCCATTACTTTATTTAATTCTTTAGGATTTAAAGCTGGTACACAAATTTTTTTATTTAAGTCCCTTATCATTTCTTCGTAATAATCTTTATCTGGATTAATTTTCTTAGCAAGGATACCAACATTAAACATGGCATCGTTACGTCCTTCTCCTTCCTGTACTTGATTTTTTATAAATTTATTTACACAATTAGGCCAATCTTTAATTTCATTATCATTTGATGTTTTGAGATCATAAAAATGTTCTTTTGTAATAATAAATTTTTTTGCATAACTTAGATAGTCTGTGTATTTTAAACTGTTACCTTCATCGTCCATGGCACATCTTGTTGGAAACTTTGCGTTTTGATATGGAAGATTAACAAATTGTCCTAATTGTTTTTTATCCCAATCAGAGGGTGTAAGATCTACTTTATCTTGAGCAGGAAAGATATCAGTTGTTTTGTCATTAACACCTAAATCTGATGCTATCATTATTAATTTTTTTCTCATGTCCTTAGCAGGAACTCTATGCATTAAATGTAATATCAAATGTAATCCGTTTGATTTTGATCTGTAAGGTATAAATGGATATTTTCTTTGTCGTATTAATTTTATAAATTCTTTGTGATTAATATTGTATCGGTCAACATCAATAACACCCCAACTGCAAGTGCTATCATCCCTAATAGGTATTATTCCTGTATAACTTTTACCTTCTAGATGTTCTAACCAATCTTGATCTGTAATACTTTTCTTTTCTGTCCAATGTTTATATTCTTCTTTACCTCTAGAGTTTTTTTGACCTAAAGGTTTGGACTTTCCAAAATAGCTATCTGTTCCCTGGAACAGCTTTTTAAACTGTTCCAAGGTTTCTTTAAACTCCATAAACTAAAATGGTGTTTTTGCCTGTTGCTCTTCGTTGCTGTGTTTAACTTTGACGGAGCCTCCCATGACAGACTCTCTAAATTTAGCTGCTCTTTCAACTAAACTTTGACTCTCACATGTTCCCTCAGAAGTTATTTCCCAGCCATACCATGAACCAAGATTATTTTTCTCAAGTACAGTTTTTAATCTATACAATTGAGTAAACGGTGCTGGTCTGAAAAAACCCTTACCGTCTTTTCTTGGTACTTGCATCAAGTTCATCATTGAATTCCACTTTTTAGATTTTTTTCTTTGTGTGGATTTCATAGTAATTAATGCTTCAGATGCCATTGCATCTTCACAAATTACTACAAAGTGTGATGCAGTTTCTTCTATGTAATGACCATTTGACAAACGGTCCTTACCATCATCTCCTCTGGTAGTTTTACTCATGATATCACTATCAGCAGCATATACATTTCTAGGTGCAGTGCTGCCCTCTTGGCCTCTATCTGCCCATTCAATGTATTCAAACTTATAATATGCGGGTATTACAAGAATACCTTTAACACCATCATAAAGTTTGTCTGTTACTGTATTGATTATCATTCCTGCTTTTGCTTCTGCCATAAACTTTGGATCACCTTGTGTCACTTGCGGTGAAAGTTGTGACAATATTTTTAAGAACGGTAATTGTAGACTTTTACTGTCAATGTTATCGAAACCTTGATCTGCAAATTTTTCTATGTCCACTGTTGCCAAAGCGTTGTTCGGTTTTACCGTGACTTTATCTTTTACTGACATTTTTACTCCTTCGTTGTTAGTTTTGCTTTATTTGCGATATAGACACCAAATAAATCAAATGGGAGCTCCTTGCCTTTTTCTACTTGCTCTCTAACAAAAGCTTTTAATGTCATAGGCTCAACTTTTTCTTTTTTTGTATACCTGAAGTTATTCTCTTCACATACAGAAATTAATTTAGCTACGAGATTATCTTGTCCTTTATTAAAAGATGCAGTGACTTGATTTTTAATTAAGTCCTCAAAACTATTTTCTCTTAACCATGAAAATGCTTCTTGAGTTCTAGACTCAGGGATACGTGCTGCATAAAAAGGTTTGACTTCAACTTTACTTCCATCTGATAAAACAAGTGCATTGACTCCTGCTTCCTGCATTAACTCTGGCACTTTTCTCTCAACGAAGTCTTTGAGTTTTTTCTTTTTGATGCTTAACTTCTCCTCATCAAGTTTGATCACCTCTTCTAATTGTTTCATTTCATTACAAGCATCAGTAATTGATTTCACAGATGATTGTTGAATCTCTAAATTAGAAAATTTTTCGATATCCATATCTGGAATGAGACAATATATTTAATTATTGAAAACGCAAGTATAAAATTATATAAGACAGAAGATGTGGAAATACCCGTATAAAACAAAACCCTATGAGCATCAAAGGGACGCTTTAAATTTATCTGCGAATCAGACAAACTATGCGCTTTTTATGGAAATGGGAACTGGTAAAACAAAAACAACCATAGATAATATAGCATATTTAAATTTAACTAAGAATTTAAAAGCTGCATTAATCATTGCACCAAAATCTGTATATTCTATTTGGAAAAATGAGATAAAAACACATCTCCCTAATGAAATACAATATTATTGTTACATTTGGAAACAAAGTTCAAAAAAAGAGGTTACACACTTTGAAAAGTTTGATGGATTAAAATTTTTTTTAATTAACGTTGAAGCTCTATCAACAAAAAATGGCTTAAAAGCTTGTGAAGAATTTCTTAAAAAACATCCTTATAACATTACAATAATTGATGAATCGACAACAATAAAAAACCCAAAAGCAAAACGAACAAAGAACATTTTACGATTAAGATTCCTAGCGAAAGTGCGCCGTATATTAACAGGATCACCAGTAACAAAATCTCCATTGGATCTTTATACACAATGTGCCTTCTTAGATCCACGATTATTAGGCTATAAAAGTTATTATGCCTTTCGTAACAGATTCTGCATATTTGATGAGGTATATGTAGCACAAGGTGAAACAATTAACGTACCGGTAGGTTACCAACATTTATCAGAATTAGAGCAAAAACTTAAGGATTTCTCTTACAGAGTTACAAAAGATCAATGTTTAGATATACCTGATAAAATATATCAAATTAGATATGTAAAAATAGAGGGTGAACAAAAAAGAGTTTATGAAAGATTAAAACAAAATGCACTAGCTTTACTAGAAGACAGTACCATCTCAGTTCACAACAAATTAACAGAATTACTTAGACTGCATCAGTTAGCTAATGGACATTGTAAAGATGACGATGGTGCTATGATTCAATTTGAAAATCCAAAATTAAAAGCAATGCTAGAGATACTAGAAGAAACAGATCAAAAGGTGATCATATGGGCAACATATGTACACAACATTCATGAAATAATAAAAGTGCTTGTGGATAAATACGGCAACGATGCTGTCGTATCTATGTACGGTGCTACGTCAGTTGATGACAGGAATATCGCTGTTACTAGATTTCAGAATGATCCTAAGTGTAGATTTTTTGTAGCAAACCCTACAACAGGAGGATATGGTTTAACTTTAACAGAGGCTAAATATGTAATTTATTATTCAAATAGTTATAACCTTGAGGTTAGAAGACAATCAGAAGATAGAGCTCATAGGATAGGACAACATAAAAATGTCGTTTATGTTGATATTATGGCACAAGACACAATTGATGATAAGATAGTCCAAGCCTTAAAAAGCAAGATAGAATTATCTGTTAAAACCTTAGGTGATAATCCACAGAAATGGTTAATTTAACCTTTTTTAATTGATTGATTATACTGCTCTAGTCTATGTAGGAATTTATCTGCATATTCACTCAAATTAGCCTCTGAGAGCTTAAATTCTTGATATTGTAGGCCTCGGGTCGCAATTGATATTACCCCCTGCTCTACGGGCCCGTAATGCGTCTTATGGGCTAAATAATAGGCACCTAACTGATGTTTATAGTCTTCTACCCACTCTTCTAATTTAGGTCTATTTGCTTGTTTAAAATCCACAATTGTAGGTGTTTCTCCTACAACAGCTATTAAATCAGTTGTTCCTGCATATTCCTTATTATAAGCCAATGATACTTCATTACCCCAAACCTCAGTTATTTTAAGGTTTTCTTTAATAATCTCTGCCATTTTTCTAGGTAACTCTCCAAAATCTGTGGCATTAAAATATTTTTCATTATTGTAATAATACTCAAGAACCTTATGCATCTCTGTTCCAACACTTGAAGCATTTTTCATGATTCGATCAGCCTCTTCGTTACCTACTCTTCTTCGCCAATCATCTAAACCTTTACTATTTTTGGTTGCACTCAAAATTGTAGTTACGCTTGGAACTGCAGCCTCATCCACAAGATATTTTCTGCCTGTTTCTGATTGAAACCTATTATGTTTTTTATACTGATATTTTTTATTGATTCGGACCACTACTACTAAGTAGCCAATAAATTAAATAAAGTCAAAATAATTGCACCCATACCCCCAAGTAATGCAATAAAAAACCAATTTATTTTTTGTCTAACGTCATCAAGTCCTTTGTGCATATGATCTTGTTGTTTTTTTAGACCTGAAATATGTCCGTATAATGCAATAATATGCTCACCTGTAGTTTTAGGTACTTTACCGTTAGCCACGTTCCCTCCTTTGTGCAGCAGCTATTGACGTTGTATCAAATGGAAATAATGTTTGAATTTGTTGTGCTGTTTGTTGACCGGTGACCGGTGGTGATGGTTGTGGTGTTTGTGCTACAGGTTGTAATTCTAAATCACCTGTAACTGCTTGTCTGTCCGCATCTTCATCTCTTAATATTTCATCTGCAATTGTTTCTTCTTCGTTCTGCACTGAGCCTCTTATGACAGATGCCATTTCATTGTCCAAATCAACATTACCTGATTTATTTGTAAGCTGTTGAACAAACATAGATTCAATTGTTTCTTTAGGTAAAGTTTTATCATCATATCTAGGTTGTGGGACGCTATAGTCTAAACTCAAAAGTCTATTAGTTATATCTTCTTGATTAATTTCATTCGCTTTAACTGTTGGAATATCTTTATCCTCTTCGTTTAAGTAATTTAATAATCTTGCAAAAGCCTCACGTTTTTGTGTTAGACCTGCTCGTGATAGTCTTGGGTTAATAGATCTACCTGTAAAGTAATCTCTTCCTGGAAATAAAGCTCTAGGTGTCCCTCTTCCTAATTTACCACCTCTTAATAATTTAATTTGTTCCTCAGGAAGCAAGGCATCGTTCATATATCTTAGTGCAACAGGATCAGAAAGAATTTGACCTGCTCTTCTAGCTAACAAAATCAAAACTGCTGGTGCTAATGGGCTTGCCATAAAAGATCCACCCATAATTAAACCACCAATAATTCCTCTACCTCCAGATAGAGTTAATCTTCTTTGTAGGAATGTTGAAGTGTCAGATAGAGGCACATCAGAAATAGCTTTCATATAATTAGTAAAACCAAAAAATTCATTAGCCCCATCTTCACCAAGCATTTTTATCATCTTAGCTCTTCCTAATTCTTCAGTTGCTTCACCAATACCAAGTTTATTTAAAAATTTATTAATATTAAATTGAGCAAAATCATTTGGACTAAATCTAATATCTTTTACATCATAGATGCCATTATTTTTAATAACTTTAGATATAGAAAAATCTCCTAAATCTTCTCGTCCTTGTCTTGTGAGTATTTCCATAGAGTCTTGCATATATTGACCAGGTAACATTTCATCAGCCACATTTTTAAAAATAGATTGTGCTTGTGGTGCAGTAGCGGAATCAAATGAGTCTAAGAAAGTATTAAATAAGTATCTTGCTTTTGCAGCTTTTAATAATGCCTTGCCACCCTCTGTAGCTTTAATACCTAACTCTGCAGATCCCTCAGCTCCAATAAGTTTTGCAAACTGTTCTAAAGCTTTAGGTGAGTTACTTTGAAATACATCTCTTTCTAAAGTTTCAAATAATTGATCTCTGAATACTGCTTCTTTACCATAAAAACCTTGTAGTGATTGAGAAGTAAATGCAGATCTATCAAACTTTTTAATTATTTGTGGAACTTTCGCTCTTTGATAAAAACCAAGAATAGATGAGTATGTTTTATTTGCATCTAATAATTTATCTCTTAATTTTTCTGCACCCTGAATTGATTTATTAATATATTGTTCAGCTAAATCATTACCGCTTTGTTTAGCTATTGTGTCATAGGTTGCTTTAATTCCTTCGTCAGCTAATAAAGCTGCTTTATTAATATTTGATCCAAAATTTGCAAAATCATTTTCTAATGCCTCTCTCATTACAAACATCTCTCTTTTTAATGTTTGATAGCCTGTCCCTTCAATCGCTCTATTTAACATCGTCATAAGACCTTTGTATTGTTTAGGTGATATTGCATTTGTATCAATTGCTACCATTGCTTTCATAAAAGTATTAATTGGATCAGATGCATTTGTCAGAATTTTATCTATATCTTTTGTTGGTATATCTCCAACGTCATCTACGAATCTAGCAAATCCTGGATATTCAGCTCTAAATCTTGCTAAAAATTCTCTTGCGGCAGCAGTTGATTTTTTTAACGTAATAATACTTGGGTTACCTACTGCATCAGATAATGCATCAAAAGCTCCGTATTTAGATGCAATCAAATCTACATTGTCTTGAAAAACTTTATTAACTTGTTTGTAAACAGAAGATGACAATACACTTGTTTTCATCAAAGGTGCATAAGTAGAAACATCATTTAAAAATACTTTACCCGCTGCTTGTTCAGCTCCTTGTAACGCATCACGACCAATAGCAGAAACAAATGGAAATACACCAACTGTTTTGAAATATGTTTTACCAATATTACCCAAAGGTCCAACATCTTGTTTCATTGCTGAGAGTAATGGAATTGGTAAACCTTTATCTCTAGCAAACTGTGCTAATTCTTTTTGATCTTTACCCACTGTGCCAAATAATTTTCTACCAAGTTTTCCCAATGGTCCAAATATAAAAGGTGTTAAGGCTGCAGCTCCAGCATTCCAATACAATGCGTTTTTCATAGCAACTCCAGCATTTGTTAAAGTGTTTCTGTCTACTTCACCAGGAGGTATTTCAGATAGATCATCTCCTAAAGCTGTAGCTATTTGTGTACCAGCTGTTTCATTTAATAAATCATATGTTACTGAACCTGCTCCAGCACCTGCAGTTCCACCTAATACAGAATAAACTTCTGCTCTACCTAATGGGCTTTGTAAAATTTTACCTGGCACATCTCCAGCTCTTGCTAATAATTTTAATGCACCACCAAATAATTTAAATCTACCTGGTAATTTATCTGCTACGTTTGTTGCTTTTTGTAAAAGTAAACCAGGTCCTTTTTGCCAAAGGTTACCGCTTTTAGCAGCACCAAATATTTTTTTACGCATAGCAACATAAGGATAAATACTTCCGCCAATATCTCCAACTAATTCATAAGTTGGCTGACCCACACCTGTTCCAACTTTTAACGGATCTTTTAAAAAAGTTCTTTCTTTAGCAATTTCTTCGGCAGCAGTATCTCTTTCTCTTTGAATATCTGATGTCATTGGTCCTTTTAGATCACCTCTTCTTATTAACTCATCAATAATTTGTCTTTGCTTTCTAGTAAGGTCAGCAGGGTTTAGAGTTTTATTATCAAGTTGTTTTTGCAAATTTTGTAAAGTTGACATTATTTTTGATCCTTATAAAAATCTGTTATTAAATTTTGAGTAGACTCATTAAATATACCTGGTAATCTAAAAAATTCTTCTGTAGTACCTATATTTCCATATTTTCTTCTATATAAGTTAATGGTGTTAGTATCACCACCGAATGCAAACTGATAATCAAATTCTGCAGATTCTATATCTTGTAACAGAGTTTTGTTTACTGCTTCCAAAGCCTCAATCACAGATGCTTCACCTCTTCCGATTGGGAATACGTTAACAAGTTTAGCTGCCATTTGAATATCTTTTTGTGTCAATCTATCTTTAGACTTTAATGAGTTAGCTAAGGCATAAGTTAAAATTGTTTCGTTAATAGCTAATTGTTCAAGATTTGCACCTACACCTTCAAATTTAACTCCAAATCTTTTTAAAGTAGAATCTAATAAAGATTCACCCTTTTTAACCTTGAATTGTTTATTTAACGTTGCATCAATTTCTTTTTCAGCAGTTTCTTGATCAACATCGTTATCTTTCATATAGGTATCAATTAAATCTTTTCTAAGTTCATTAATTTTTCTTCTTCCTTGTTCAAGTTGATCTCTACCTACAAAACCAAATCCTAAGTCATTAAGAGCATCTGCAGTTCGTTTTGTAAACAAAGATAAAAGACCAGCAGGACCACCTTTAACTTCTGGTAGCTTTAATAAATTAATTGAAGTTTCTCCTATTTGATATGCTTTATATTTTCCTGAAAGCTCCTTTAACGTTTTAAATCTTTCAGTTTCACCTTTGTCATTGCTAATAAACTTAGCAAATTGACCACTAGCGATAGGTACAAATATTTCTCTTCCAAAATTATCAATTCTACCTGAAGCAATTCCATGTGTTCCATTTTTATATCTAACGCCTACTACGTTCATCGGGTTGCCATTTCTATCTGTAACTTGTAATACACCATATTGTTGGATGTCAGGTAGTTCTGAAGCTTGATTTCTTCTTCTGTTTTCTTCAGTAGCTAATTCAAGAGCATCACTCATTAAATTATTTTCTAACTCATTTTCTTTCAATTTCATCGTTGCATAATTATTTACAGCAGGGCCAACAGCTTGGCCAAATACTTCTAACGCACCACCTAATCCTTGTCTCCTTGTAGTGCCAGTTAATAAACCTTGAGCTAAATTTGCCATAAATACTAAATTAGCATTTGAAGTTTGACCTTTCATTAATTCTTGCTTAATTAATCTTGCCTTAGCTATTGTTTTTTTAAAGTCATCATCTAATACGTTAGTATCTTCTTGAAGTTTTAAATCTGCTTGTGCTGCAGTTTGTTTTGGTTTAACATCCTCAACTGGAGCATCAGGTTTTGTTTTGATTTCTCCAGGAGTTATTTCAGGACCTCCTTCTGGTGTTTTTTGTACTTGGGAGTTCTCAAGAGCAACTTTTTGTGTGTCTATTACTTCTGTTTTATTTGGACCTGAACCTATTTCTTCTTGACCTTGAGATACTAAAGCATCAGGTTTTACAGTAGGTATTAGTGCTACCTCTGAACCTTCTTTTTCAGCAATTTTTTGTTTTTGTTTTAAATCTCTTCTTTGTTTTCTAGTTAATCTTTTTGGGTCAATAGGACCAAAAATATTTGTTGTGTCTATATTTGCTAATGGTTCACCGCCTGTGCCAGTTATAGCTGCAAATGTTGTGCCAGTGGGTCTTTCTTTTCCTGTGTTGTCTCTATAAATTTTATCATACAGCGCACCCAAACCTTGAACACCTAAGGCACCTAAACCTATAGCTCTTCCAACGGGTGTAACACCTAAAAATGATGCTCCTAAATCTATACCAGTTTTAAGTGGTCCTGTGATTCCTAATTTTGTCGTTAATGCATCTGATAAATTATACAATCCAAAGCCAGCTCCAGTTCCTTTTAATAAACCAGGAAAGCCTGTTTTAATTCTTTGCATTGCAGGCCTAATATTTCTTCCAAAAAATCCTTGTTGATTTACCGCTGGTGGCCTGAATCGAACATTTCTTATATCTTGAGTAGGAGCACCAACCATTATACCTTCTTGTGCGGTGATCGGTTTCAATGCACCTTTTTTCAAAGCTTGTTGCCTAAACAACGGTCTATTTAAAACATCATTTAAAGCCATGTTACCTCCCTTGGCCAAAACCTTGAAAAGCTGTAAAGGCTCCTAATCCAGTGCCTACTGCCTGTGCAAGAGGACTTGGAGATGGTTGTGTAGAAGCAGTAAGTGTTGATTGTGATTTTGGTCCTGCTGCATAAATATTTGATAAAAATTCTGCTCTTTGGAATGGCTCGAAAGCTTGTTGTAATTGTGATTGTCTTGCTGCGTCTAAAGTTTGTTGAGCTAATTGTCTTTGCAACCCACCTGCGCCTAACAATTGTTGAATATCGGCTTGTCTTTGTTGTTGTATAGCTTGACCTAAATTTCCTAAAAGTTGTTGTTGTTGTTGAGCTGCTTGTAAGGCTGTATCAAAACCCTCTCGTTGTGCCAAACCAACCTGACCAAGTCTAGCTCTTTCTAATTCACCTATTGCTACTCCTTCTCTTCCACCACCAAAAGCACCAGCTCTTACAGCTTCAGCTGAAAGTCTATTTCTTGCTTGGCCTGCTTGTCTGTTAATTTCATCAATAACTGCTGTTTGAAAAGGATTTTGAAATTGTGCGATGTTCGGTGTCTGAGCAGCTAGTAGTTGTGCCAGTCCTTGCCCTGTTTGTCCAGCTTGTGTAAATCCTGTTTGTTCAAGTTGAGAAAAGGGAGCAACGCTAATCGCAGGAATTCTAACTGGCTTATCAGCCGCAGATCTTGCTAGATCCATTAATTCAATTTTTCTTTCCTCTATCCCAGGAGCCTCTCTAATTACTGACGTTTGAAAAACATTTCCACTAGTGGGTGCTGGCGCAGGTGCAGATCTGCTACCACCACCAAATATACTTCCTACTATCGATCCCATTATAAATCTTTCTCCATTTGTATGTGTCTAACTTTCCAACCCCATTTTTTTGATACTCTTGCCCAACCAGGCCTGCACCAAAAAGATAATTTTTTGCAGTTGTTTAATTTAGCAAAGTTAGAGACTGTTGATACTAATTTATCTTCCCATAAATATCTTTTGCTTCCAGTTGTAATTATAGCCTCAAGTTGATTGTAATTAGGTAAACATGCAATTCTTGTTACCATTAAAGCAAAAACTTGATTCATTTCTTCTTCATCACTTCCAAAGGCTAAAAATAACTGAGCCTCATCTTTTTTTAATAAATCTTTTATATGATGTGCAGATGCAAAACCACCTGAATATCTTAATGCCTCTGTAACCATGAAATCACATAAAGGCCAAAACTTATCTACGTATTGTGGCTCTACAGATAATATATCTACTTTAGGTTTAATTAACTTCTGCTTTTGCATTTCTACTTCCTTTTAATAAATCAAAAACTCTTTTATATCGTTTTTGTTGTTCATAGAAGTACGAAGCACCTTTTTCACGCATGTCTTTAAAACTCTCTGGATTTGCACCTGCTATGATCCCTGCTCCTAATACTCCATCTGCTCTTGTTACAAACTCTCCGTCTGCTAATTGAG